AGTGATTGGTAGTATTCTTTAAAAGCAAAAAGTATGTTATATTAACACAACGGTTTATAGTAAGTTGAAAGCATAATCAGCTTACTTTTTTATTCTGTATAGAGGCATCTATACACGATATACCTTAAGCCCCTTGACGAAGATAGGCAACAGTCCGTGCTACTGATGGTATGAGAAGCACCTAATTTTAAGGATAGTTATGGGATTATTAGATATTAAGACTGGTATAGGTTCTGCAAAAGAAATATCAGCTAATACTGAAAATGCCATTAATAACTATTCACTTGGGCCATTAAATCCAGACCTACCTAACAAAGAATACTGGTCAAAGATGGCCAAGTCATTCAGAATCACTCCAGACGAAGCTAAACGTCAACGCTGCGGTAACTGTGAGTATTACGAAAACACACCATCAATGCTTGAACAGATGGAAGCTATCCCATTAAACAAATACGACCTATACGATGGTCAAGCCCAACGTGGCTATTGCCACAAGTTGGAATTTATTTGCCATAACTCCCGTCTATGTTCTGTATGGGAAGAAAAAGAATTTGAAGGTGATTAATATGGCTTGTAAACCTAAAGGCAAAAAGCCACCTAAGAAATAATTAACAACAACAGGGTGACCACCCATTATGGAGTCACAACAACATGACAGACAATGAAAAAGTAGACGAAGTATCAAATCGTGGCGGTAAGCGTGAAGGTTCTGGTAGAAAAGCTGGAGTACCTAACAAAATATCAACTACAGTTAAAGATAACGTAATAGCAGTATTTGAAGGCATTGGTGGTGTTGAACACATGAAAGTGTGGGCAGTAGATAATCCTAATAACTTCTATAACATCTACGCAAAGATATTGCCGATACAAACAGAATTAAGCGGTACAGATGGTAAGGACTTAGTCATTAATATTGTAACAGGTATCAATGACCACGATTAAGTTAGCATACGAACCACGTGACCCACAGAATCAGATACATAGGGCAGTACGAGATAATAGGTTTGTAGTATGCGTAGCGCATAGACGAATGGGTAAGACTGTAGCAGCTATCAATCAGTTAATACATAGCGCATTAAAGAACACACAGAAGAACCCACGTTATGCGTATATCGCACCAACGTACAGTCAGGCAAAGCGAGTGGCATTTGATTACCTAGTAGAGTTTACTAGACCATTAGGCGCAGTAGTTAATATTGCTGAGTTACGAGTAGACTTTATGGGCAGACGTATAAGCCTGTATGGTAGTGAGAATGGTGACAGCTTACGTGGTCAATACTTTGATGGCGTAGTGCTAGATGAAATTGGTGACCAGAACCCGAAGATATGGAATGAGATTATCAGACCAGCTTTAGCAGACAGAAAGGGTTACTGCTTATTTATTGGTACACCTAAGGGTAATAACCATTTTAAAGAATTTAGAGATAGAGCAGAGAAAGTAGACGGTTGGACATTACTAGAGTTTAAGGCTAGTGAAACAAACCTGATAGATGCGCTAGAGTTAGCAAGTGCTAAAGCAGAGATGGGTGCAGACAAGTATGTACAGGAGTTTGAGTGCAGCTTTGATAGCCCAGTAGAAGGTAGTTATTACGGCAAGCTAATAAACGAAGCCGAAGAAAGTAGTAGAATAGGCATTGTGCCTAGAGATGATTTAAGTAAGACGTTTACAGCATGGGATTTAGGTATGTCTGATAGCACCAGTATTTGGGTTGCACAGACGGTAGGTAAAGAGATACGGCTAGTGGATTATGTAGAGAACCATAGTCAGTCGCTTGAGTGGTACGTTAATTGGCTACGAGATAACAACTGGGCTAAGGCTACACACATATTACCGCATGACGTTGAAGTAAGAGAACTAGGCACAGGTCGGTCACGTAAAGAGATGTTAATGGAAGCAGGGTTAGATTTAATTGTTGCGCCTAGACTATCAGTAGCAGATGGCATACAAGCAGTTAGACGTATATTGCCTAGATGCTGGTTTAATAAAGAAACAACTAAGCAAGGCATAGACTGTCTAAGGAATTACAGACGAGTGTATGATGAAAAGCGTAACGTGTTTTTTGACACACCATTACATGACTTTGCATCACACGGTTCAGATGCCTTTAGATATTTAGCAGTAGGATTAGATGAAACAGATTCATCATGGGGCAAGCCTCTAACGGTTAATAATAAATGGATAGTATAAATGGATGACATAGAATTAAAAGCCATACTAGAGATTGAGATAGATAACGCACTCGGCTACTTAGAAACTGAAACAGTAGACGATAGGGCGCAAGCTATGAATTATTACCTACGTCAGCCTTATGGTAATGAAGTAGAGGGTAAATCACAGGTAGTGACTGGTGAGGTCGCAGAAGCAATAGATGGTGCATTACCTCAACTAATCAGAGTTTTCACGTCTAGCGAAGATGCTGTACGTTTTGAAGCTACTCACGATGGGTCAGACGAACAAGCAGAGCAAGCGTCAGATGTAGCTAACTGGGTATTCTATAAACAGAATGATGGCTTCTTAATCTTACATAACTGGTTCAAAGATGCTTTAATGCAAAAGGTAGGTATTGTTAAAGCCTATTGGAAAGAAGAAAAAGACACGAAGAAAGAAAAGTACGAAGGTCTAACAGATGACGAACTAGCCATGATGATGATGGATGACGAGTTTGAAATCATTGAACAAGAAACATTAACTGACTTACGTGAGGGTATGCCACAAGTAACAACTCACAACGTAAAGATTAAACGTACTAAAGACAAGTCTAAGATTATCATTGAGAATGTACCGCCTGAAGAGTTCTTAATATCTAAGTTAGCACACACAATTGAAGATGCGCCATTTGTAGCACACCGTAAACGTGTAACACGTGGCGAGTTAATAGCTATGGGTTATTCTAAGTCAGAGGTAGACTCTATACCTAATGGCGACTCATTAACGTATGCACCTGAAAGACTAGCAAGGTTCTCACAGGGCGAGCTACCGCAAGATATTGCTGGCACAGACTCAGCTATGGAAGAAGTAGAAATTTATGAATGTTATATCAAAATTGATATAAAGAAAGACGGCTTACTAGAGTTACGCAAAGTTACAATGGCACGTGGTACTATCTTAGATAATGAAGATTGTGACTATGTACCGTTTCACAGCGTATGTCCATTTCCTATTCCACACAAGTTTTATGGTCAATCACTAGCTGATAGAACTACAGACATCCAAGTCATTAAATCAACTATCGTTCGCCAGATGCTTGATAATCTTTACTTAACTAATAACTATCGTGTAGGTGCAGTAGACGGACAAGTAAACTTAGATGACCTACTATCTAGCACAGCTGGTGGTGTAGTTCGCATGAAGAACCCTACTGCTATTGTACCATTAACGGTACAGTCTACAGCACAGCAATCATTTCCTATGCTTGAGTATTTAGATAGCGTACAGGCTAAACGTACTGGTGTTAGCGATATGCAACAAGGCTTAGACCCAAATGTATTGCAGAACGTATCAGCGACAGCAGTTGCAGCTATGACACAGCAATCAACAGGTAAGCTAGAACTAATAGCACGTATCTTTGCTGAAACAGGTGTTAAATCACTATTCAAGGGTATATTGCATTTAATGTGTAAGTACCAAGACAAGGCAAAGACAGCACGAGTTCATAATAAGTACGTTGAATATGACCCACGTGAATGGGATAACGAGTATAACGTAACTATTAATGTAGGATTGGGTAACGGTAATAGACAAGAACAAATCGCCATGCTTCAAATGATACTTGCCAAGCAAGAACAAATCATTCAGCAATATGGGGCTACAAATCCGCTTGTATCTGTTACTCAATACCGTAAGACACTTGGTCGCATGATTGAGATGGCAGGGTTTAAGGACACAACATCATTCTTAAATGAAGTCACTCCTGAAGTTGAGCAAGGTATTCAACAACAAGCACAACAAGCATCACAAGGTCAATCAGACCCGACTGCTATGTTTGCTGAAGTTGAGAAGATGAAAGCACAACTGCAAGCACAGACAGCACAAGCTAAGATGCAAGCAGACCAAGCGAAGATGCAAGCGCAACTACAACTAGCGTCAGAGAAGCTACAAAGCGATACAGAACAGGCTATGGCTAACATTAGTTTAAAACAAGCTGAGTTGTCTATGAAAGAAGAAAAGGCTGCACTAGAGATTGAGATGCAACGAGTTAAACTTGTACAAGATGAAGCTATGGCAGATAGACAACAAACATTAGAAGAACGCAAGCAAATGGTTGTAGAGTTAGAAGCTATGACTAACAGAATGTCAGAGTCTAAAGATATTGAGATGGCTAAATCAGAATTAGCTAATCTATTATCACAATTTAAAGGATTGTAAATGGCTACAATAAATACAGTTACACCTTCTATCTTTGAAAAGACTCCACAAGCTATTGCTAAGGCTGCTCAAGATAAAGAGATTAAAACTAAGGTATTGAATGTTGTTGTGACAGATACTAAGCCAGCATCATTAGGCGTAGGTGAAGTTGCTAAGGTAGTCACTCCTGCTGTAACAGATGCGAATGGCAAGGTAACAACTAAGGCTACTACTGCATACTATACAGGCACAGCAGACGGTAAGCTATCTAAACCATTAAAATCAGTATCTAGTGTGATTGATGCTACTAACACGCAGATTAGTAAAGCTGAAAAGATACAGGCTGCTGCATTACGCACATCACAAAAGATTGAACTTGCAGAAACTAAACAAGCATTGACAGCAGCAGGGTTACCTAAGTCAGAAATTAGTTCAATCATTAAAGCAGAGAGTAAAGCTAATGCAGCAGAATATACACAACTTGAAGGTTTATTAAATGCGCCAAGTTTACAGTATGGTGTACGTGACCCAGAAACTAATACATTTGTTAATAATGCAGTAAACGGTGTAACAACTAAGTCTGCATTACCAACATCATTACTTAACTATAATGACCCTGTTATAGCACCTACAATACAGAATAACATTAAGACGGCTAATAATGCTGTAGCAGAGTTCCAAATATTAAAGGGTATCACGCAACCATTTATACCTGGTGGCAATAGTTCATCTGGTTTAAATCCTTACGATATCTATCGGGCTTTAGATAATGGCTCAATTATTGCTAATAAAGATACTAATGGCAATACTACTGGTTACAAAGTATCACCTGAAGTAGCAGCAGCCAATGGTGACCAAAGCGGCTTTATGGATGCTACTGGCATGAGCAAATCTAGTGCTAGGTCATTAGGTTTAGTTTTAAATAATGATGCTATTATTGGTGGCAAAGCTAATGTAGTTAAAGATGATAAAGGCAATTACTTTGTACGTGATGCTAGTGGTATTGACCGTTATGGCACACAAAAACCTTTAGTAGATACAGGTCAAACAGATGACAAAGGCAATAAGATATTCGCAGAGTTATCTACAGACAATTCTAAACGCAATCTAGTATCAGTAGTTAGTAACTATGTGCAAGATAAAAATGGCGCATTTACTTATGGTGGTGTTGCAGATACATCATACAAACACCTTGAAGGCTTTAACCCAATTAAGGCATTAGTGATAGCAGGTATGACTGCTGGTGCTGGCATGGCTACTGGTCCATTAACAGGATTAACTGGAACTTTAGGTAATACAGTCACAGGCGCAGTAGCTGGTGCTGTTGGTTCAGGACTAGCCGGTAATAATATACTTAAAGGTGGGTTGCTAGGTGCATTAGGTGGCTTTACTATTGGTGAATTAACGAAAATGGCAAATGAAGCTGGTGGCTGGGATGCTTTCTATAATAAAATAGGTCTTGATAACTTCTCACTTCCAACACCAGAAGCTACGGTAACTGATACAGCAAGTTTAGGTAACACAATAGATGCAGGGACAGATTTAACCAACTATGGAACAACAGGTACTACTGGTTTAGGTGCTAATATGACTTATAACACCAGCGCAGTTGGTCAAGGTATTAAGTTAGGTTTAGATGCTTCAGGTAATGTAATAGATATGGCAACTAAAATGCCATTTACTCAAGCTGGTATAAACTTCGCTAAAGACGCAGCAGGTAACTTTATATTAGATGCGGCAGGTAATGTTTTAGACGCAGCAACAAACTTGCCATTTAAAGGCGAAGGCGTAAACTTAATTAACTTTGATACAGGTAACTATGTACAGCCACAAGCTAATATTGATGGTGGTGGATTGCTAGACAATGTTACTGACTTTGTTACTGACAATCCTTTGACTACTGCTGCAATTGCAGGTACTACAGTTATCCCTGAAGTAATAAAGGCTTTAACACCTACACCTACTACACCTACTTATACAGCACCATTAATAAATAATGCTTTATTTCCAACAAATGATGTAACTGATTGGAATTCGTATTACAATAACCTATTTAAACGTCAAGGTGTTGGTGCAGGTAATTATCTAGGCTATGACTTTATGAACAAGTTAGGCGATATACCACCAGAACTAATGGGGTTACTAGGCACATCTGCACAAGCCAATACAGGAGTTACAAGTGGACAAACCACAGGAGTGCCATAATTTACTGAATAGCGAGATATTCCAGACTATTTGGGAAGAAATGGAACAAGAACAAATAAATAGCTTTAGTAATTCACGTGATTTTGAATATGACGAACGTGAGAGAGCCTACACGAAACTCACAGTATTAAAAGAAATAAAGGCGCACTTGCAATCAATCGCTGCACAAGGCGAAATTAACAAGAAACGCTTTAAGATTTTATAGCAGATGCTATAAGACGTAAGCAGTACGAAACTGACAATAGGGAATTTAACTATGAGTAATACCATGACCCCAGCTACTGGGAATGGCACGGTGCAAGAAGCAGCAAGCCAATTTTTTGATTTGATGGAAGCAACAGAAAACCCAGACGGGCAAAATGAAGTTGCTGAGGAGTCAGACGAAATAGAGGAAAGCGAACAAGACGAGGAAGAACTAGAAGCCTCAGAAGAACTTGAAGATGATAGTGATGATGAAGAACAGGAATCTGAAACGACTTACCGCATTAAGATGGCTGGTGAAGAACGTGAGATAACCCAAAGTGAACTAATCAAACTAGCACAACAAGGCGCAGACTACACCAAGAAATCGCAACAAGTAAGCGAACAACGTAAAGCGTTAGACGCAGAAAGCAAAGCGATAGACGAGGCTAAACAGCTACGCAACGAGTACGCACAAAGACTAACAGCAAT